CACAAGCTACTTGATATTCAAAACATCGAATTTAAGTTCGATGAAGAAAAAGCAGGGTCATTTAGTGGATACGCCTCCGTTTTTGGGGGCGTTGATGCTTATGGCGACACGATTATTGAGGGTGCTTATAAAAAGACTATTGCGAATCGTTCCCGCCCCGTTCAACTGCGCTGGAATCATTACGGCGATGTAATTGGTAAATGGACACGCATTGAAGAAGATGAAAAAGGCTTGTATGTCGAGGGCGAACTTACGCCAGGGCATTCTAAGGCGCAAGATGTTTACGCTTTGCTGAAGCATGGCGCAATTAGTGGGCTTTCTATTGGCTATCGCCCTGTCAAATATGAAGAAAATGACAATGGTGGATACGACCTTAAAGAGATTGAACTGGTTGAAATCTCGGTAGTTGAAAGCCCTGCTGACAATGCTGCTCATGTTGCAGACATCAAGAATTTAGACGAAGCAAAAAGTTATAAGGAAATTGAGGCTTATTTGCGTGATGCTCATAACCTCTCAAGGTCTGAAGCCGTTGCGGTGGTATCACGGACGAAGGCTATTGCGCTTGGCGAGCAAGCTGAAGAAGAAAAAACCACCATCAACCCATCCATATTCTTGGATGCGGCTAATCAACTTGCTAGGAGAATTTAATCATGGAAGAAATCGAAATCAAAAAGGCACTGGAGACTTACGGCCAGACTATCGAAAAGGCAATGGAGAAGTATGACGGTCAACTCGCTGAAAAAGGCAAGGTTGACGAAGAAATCCGTTCCGAAGTAAAGGCACTGTCCGAAAAGTTTGAAAGCACCGTCAAAGACATCGTGCAAAAGATGGAAAACCCTTACACCAGCCAAGCGCAAGAAAACCTTTCCGCTGGTCAAGAGTTTGTAAAGTCTGAGCAATTTAAGCAACTGCTGGCTGGCAATGTCCACCGCGCTCGCTTGGATGTAAAGAATACCGTGACTGCTACAACTAACACCGTATTCCCGCAACAAAACCCAGGCGTTATTCCTGGTGACTTTGCACCAACCACCATCCGCGCTGCTCTGCGTACCGTTCCCGTCTCCACTCTGCTGGTTAACAGCCTGCGTGAAGATACTTGGAATAACAGTGCTGCTGGTGTTCTGCAAGGTGCTGCCAAGCCTGAATCCGATATTACCTTTGAACAATACAACGTCACCGTTGAAACTATTGCTCACTGGATTAAGGTATCTAACCAACTGCTGGCAGATGCTCCTGCCATCGTTGCTTACATTGATGCACGCGCACGCGATGGTCTGGCTCAAGAAGTTGACCGCCAACTGTTGCTGGGCAATGGCACAACTCCAAACCTCTCCGGCCTGACTGACAGCGGCAACTATACCGCATACAGCGCAGTTTCCGATGATTTGGTTGTTGACGCTATCAACCGTGCCAAGTATCAACTGTGGGCAACTGGTAATATGCCTGACACCGCAATTCTTAACCCTGCTGACTGGGGCGCAATGGAGCGTACTCGTGAAGGTGCTGGCTCTGGTATGTATCTGTACGGCATTCCTGGCACTGAAGCTGGTAACAACCCATTCGGTGTTCGTGTAGTGTTGTCTAACTATATGCCATCCGGCAGCTTCTTGATTGGCGCATTGGCACGCTCTGCCGTTGTCTATGCCCGCCAAGGCGCAACCGTTGAAATGGGATATGTCAATGACGACTTCACTAAGAACCTTGTTACCATCCGCGTTGAAGAACGCTTGGGTCTCGGTGTTGAGCGTCCGTCTGGCATCCTGTACGGTGCTTTCTCTGCCTAATTTGGCATAGTGTGAATTGGGAGGCTTCGGCCTCCCTTTTCTAAACGAGGATATTATGAAAGTCAACTTTTTGAAACTGATGTATCACGACAAACTTGGCAAGGTTAGGCCAGGCACTGTTGCTGAAATACCAGAGAATCAAGCAATTCAATTTTTGCGCCAAGGCATCGTTGAAAAATACGAAACAAAGGTAATTCGACAAGAGCCTTTTACTCCCGCTGGCGTGGATACACAGTCGTCTGCATTGCCAGCGGCCCAAGCCTTACCAGAGACGACATCGAAACCGTCAAAACGTGGCGGCAGGCCAAAGAAAATACAGCCGTCATCGTTGTAAACAATACTTATCAGCTTGCTCCTTGGGCTGATGCGCTATATGCAATGGATAAGCAATGGTGGGATATTTACTACCATGATGTTAATAGAAACTTTGATGGGCAGATGTTTAGCTGCAATCCCATCAAATATCCAAACGTAACGCAGCTTAACAGGCAATTTTTCAAGAATTTTGGCAATTCTGGAGCAAATGCAGTCAGTCTTGCTTATCATGGCGGGGCAAAAAAAATAGTAATGCTTGGCTATGATTTACAGAAAACAGATGGAAAATCTCACTGGCATGGCGACCATGTAAAAGGATTAGGAAACGCCACCAGAATTGATAAATGGCCCGATAAATTCGCTAAATTGGCTGATTTTGTGTCGGATTGCAAGGTTGTTAATGTGAGCAAGGTAACTGCGCTTGAATGTTTTCCTAAAGCCAGTATTTTTGAGGCTTTGTGGAGATGAGGCAAAAGGTAATTCGGGCTGGACGTGGGCTAGGCGATGCGATATACTTGCAATCGGTTGTCCGATATTACGTCCAAAAAAATCAACAACTGACTGTTGCAACAGATTGGCCTGATGTATTTTTGCCAGTTAAAAGCAAGGTTTCATTTATCCCATTTACTCGACAGCATATTGACATCATTGCTCATTATTCTGCCCGAAAAAGTTTCAAGGACACCACGCAATTCAAGGATTGTTGCTTGCAAGCTGGCATTGTAGAAAGTGTCGAATTAAAAATTGACTGGATTCCACAGAATCGCAAGTTAATTGATTCGTTAAAGTCAGAAAAGCCGCTAATCGTAGTCCAGCTACCACGGCAACCAATGGGCAGGGCAGACAAGTATGCTTTGGATTTATTGCCAGAGCAAAAAGTCATGCAATCTGTAATTGACCAATTAAAACCGCACTGCACGATAGTTCAAATTGGCAAAGGCAAGCCGATATATACACTAAATGGCATTGATATAGACCTTGCTGATAAAACATCCGTAACCGATTTGTTTGATATAGCATCCGTTGCCGATGGATTTGTCGGTTATTGCTCATATTTAATCCCTTTGGCTGAATCTTTTGATAAAAAAGGACTGTATGTGTGGGCTTATAAAGGATTGCGGTCTGTAGACCAATACATCAACACAATCAAGCCAGAAAAAATACTTCAGCATAAAAATTCGCTATTTGTCGTGGATAATTGGGAAAATTCTAAAATTACTGAGGTTATAAATGAATTTTTGCGACAAAAGTAGGCTTTTTGAGGTGTTTGAAGGAAAATCTGTCGCAATTGTAGGGTCTGGGCCAACCACTTTATCCAATGAATCTGGATTTATCGATTCGCACGATGTCGTTGTAAGAGTGAATAACTACAAATTGATAGGCACTGCTGGCAAAAAAACAGACGTGCATTATTCGTTTTATGGCACTTCAATCAAAAAAACGGCGCAAGAATTGCAGGATGACGGCGTTTATTTATGTATGTGCAAATGCCCAGACGCTAAATTTATGGAATCACGCTGGCATGAACGTCATGGCAAGCTAAACGGCATTGATTTTCGTTATATCTATCAATTCCGCAAGGATTTTTGGTTTACGGACACTTATGTGCCTACCGTAGAGGAGTTTGTAGAGCATTTTGAGCTACTGGGCAAGCATATCCCTACGACTGGCTTTTCTGCAATCCTAGACGTGCTTAGATACAATCCTAAGTCTATTTATATTACTGGTTTCGACTTCTTTCAGTCAAGAGTGCATAACGTAAACGAAAGATGGCGTAAAAACAACCCATCCGACCCGATTGGGCATACACCAGAAGCGGAATATACTTGGATACGCAAGAATTTCCAAAAACATAACATTACTTGCGACAAAAAACTGATGGCGATGATTAAAATGAGAAACAAGGTTCCTTATTATGGACATTGAAACGCTATCAGAAAATCAGCTTTTGTGGCTGCCCGAAGTTGGAATTGGATATTACGAGGTTAAAGATAGCCCTTATGATGAATCTTACTTCCGCAAGTACCAGAGCTATGAAGGCAGCGAAATCTGCGATCGGCTTAATAAATTCCGCTGTGATTTCGTTAATAAGCATTGTTCTGGCCGCGTTCTTGATGTTGGGGTTGGTTCTGGCTCTTTTATTGTGGCTCATGGCAACGCTTACGGTGTGGACGTTAATCCTGCTGCTATTGCTTGGCTCAAAGAGCATGGGTTATATAAAGAGCCTAATTACGAAGAAGCCATAACATTCTGGGATTCTTTTGAGCATATTAGAGACCCACAAACCGTATTAAAGCACGCAGCAAAATGGGTTTTTATGTCCATTCCTTTATTTGATGGATATGCTCATGTTATGCGGTCAAAACATTACCGTAAAGACGAACACTACTGGTATTTCACATTTAGTGGATTGTGCCATTACATGAAAATGCACGGATTTGATTT